GTCCAATCAGTTCGGGCGATTTGACAAAAGTTATGAACGCCGTGTTTGACGAAGATATTTCTGTTGAGGACACTAAAGAGGTACTTGGTAACTTGCTTGAACAAAATCTGAGTAAGTCAGAAACGGAAGCAGTTTTTGACAGCGTGTTTGATGATGACCTTTCCGATAAAGAAACCATTGACCTTATCGTGGATGTGTTGAAAGACGGTCTGACTGCAGAGAATTTGGGCGCTGCTTTGGGCGCAGTCTTTGACGAAGAAGTAAGCACCGAGGTTTTGGTTGAAACCTTTACCGCAGTGTTGGGCAATGAATTGAACAAAGAATCAATCGGTGTCATCGTGGATGTCTTGGAATCAAAAACAATTACTCAAGAACAGGTAGCGCAGGTTGTCACATTGGTAATTCAACAGGAGGGTGGTATTCCTAGTGAGCAAGCGACAGAACTGGCAACAAGCCCCAAAGTGCTTGAAAGCATTGACGGTGAACAGGCGACGGAAGTGTTTGTCGCAATCGTTGTTGCCGAGGTCTCGCAAGAAGCGGGTGCTGAAATTTCCGAGGCACTTGCCTCCGCCAGCGAAGAAGTAAAAGAATCTTTTGAAGAAGAGATAAACGTGTTCGCTGGCGTGTTTGATACCTACGTGGCAATTGGCTCAACAATTGACGTTGGAGCGAGAAGAAGTGTTATCGCTATCGCTGTCGTGCAGCAAGCAATCGCAGGCGCAGCCGTGATGGCCACGGCCAGTGGTAATATTGGTGGGCAATCTTCCAATACTTCTTCACAAAATGATACTGCTGCAAGAAGAGAAGAGGAAGAAGAAGAGGCTAGTGAAGTAGAAGGAATTGATTTGAGAGATTGGCTAGATACTTTAAGTATTTGGACAATTATTGACGGAGTAAAAAGGTTCAGCATGAGAAAATTTTTAGTCAAATTCATCAATGAAACATTGGCTCTTGGATTTACGCTGTCTTCCAGCATTGTCCTTTGGGTAACTCTCTCGGGCGTTACGCGAACAATAGCAATTGTTTCGACAATTACGGCCTTCGCCGCTCACTACTACTTGGTGATGTGGGCCAAAAGAAATGATAAAGAATAATGCAACAATTACAAAACATCATTCTAAGAGTTGTGGCCACGTTTGCTGCTAGTGGTTTGGGAGTTATTGGCGCTGGCACGATTGCAGGTGTGCCAATCTGGAAATCAGTATTCATGGCTGGTATCGCTGGAGTAGCAACTGTCGTCGAGGGTCTTTCCCGAGCATTCCTGAATGACGGAAAACTCTCAGTTCAGGAAATAAATGAAGTGTTTAATCGTGTTGACAAGTCTGTCAAAAAAGTTGCAAAGGAAAATAACTAACATGGCGTCAAGGGTTATCTGGGATATTGTTGTTCCCGTAAAATTGCCTTCGGACCTCAAGAATGTAAAGCCAGGAGAACTGCCAGGACACCTTCTAAGGCCCGCAAGAGGAGAAGGTGGCAAACCATGCGGTCAATTGCATTGGCTTGCTGCAGCAGCCTGGGAAGCGATGTGTGAGGCTGCAGAAAAAGATAGGGTTCTTCTTAAGCCAGTTTCTTCAGGCGATACTTACAGAACGCTCAAGATGCAACTCTCTGCGTTCCTGAGCCGCTACCAAAAAGAACCAATCGCGGGCGCATCTACGCGGACCTACGAAGGCGTCAAGTGGTATAAGAAATCTCCCAAACTTGCCAGCCTTGCGGCCCCAGGGAGTTCGCAGCATAATCTTGGGATTGCAGTTGACGTTCATACTGCAGGCGAGCCAAAGCGATTGCAATGGATGGTCAGCAATGTCCGTAGATTTGGATTTTCTTGGGAAGTTGTACCAGAGGAGCCTTGGCACCTGCGCTATACGGAAGGCAACGATGTCCCAGTAGAAGTAAAAGCGCATATGGACAAACAGGGAATCGTCGCTCCTGCAGCAGTCAAAGAAGCGCCAAAGACAGAGGCGCCCAAAGCAGAGGCACCCAAAGTCCAAAGTTCTGATGAACTCGCGCCAGGAGCAAATGGGGACAAAGTCAAACAACTCCAAGAAAAACTAAAAGAAAAAGGTTTCTACAAAGGGGAGTGCGACGGACAGTATCTTGCAAAAACAACCAAAGCCGTGCAGGATTTTAAAAAAGCAAACAAAATTGCCCTAGGAGATAAAGCAGGCAAAAAAGTACTAGACCTTTTGGGCATCAAATGATTGACGTTATTTCTTCGATTATTGAATCGGCGGGTTTGATAATCGTCGCCCTAATCGGTTTTGCAACTGTGATGTATCAGGTCAATAAAGGAAGAAACGAAAACATCCGAGACCATGACGCAGTTATGGAAAAACTCGTCGAGGTTGCAGAAGACTTGGAATTTATCGAAGAAGAGATAAAGGTAATTGACGCAAAACTTGACGGTCATCTAGATACCCACAAAGGCAAGAAGAAGACGACGAAAAAGAAATAGATTTACAGGAAATAGATTTCTGTGAGTAGTGCTTCCAAAATCAAACAAGAAGTAGAATATCTACATGTTTGACAAGATAATGAAGTGGCATGACGACGGACACTTTATTCGATTGCGTATCTGGAAATCAGAACTAGAAATAATGGAAATTCACTGTCCGCATGAAGTTGAAGGTGAATGTATCGACCCAGTTTACGGGTGCGTAGTTAAACACTTTGTCGGTAGATATGGCCTTGACTGCAATGCTGGGACATGTCCTGCAGCAGAACGAATAGATATGTGCTGGACGATTATTGGTGACACTCGCATAATTGACGAATGTCAATTGTGGTTCATGCCAAAAACAGACGAGGTATTCATTTCTTGGCTTGACTCAAAACTTAATCAAAAGTCCTCGGACTGAATATCTTTTAATTCTTCAGTTGCGTGGGTTCCGCGATTCCTACTTCCTACGTTCAAAGTTTCCCTGTAGGCGATTCCTAGTTTGTTGAGGCAATCAACGCCTTGAGGGGTTATTTTGTATCCCCTCTTGCCCATCACTTCCAAATGCCCATTGCGTACCAAGGAGGACATGGACCTACCTAGATACGTTGGCCTTATCGGGCTCACCTTAAATTTGAGGTAATCATGGCCCTGGAAACAACCGTCACCCTGTCTACCCCTAAATCTGGCATAGAGAAGGACTTTATACGAAAGAGAGCCGTACTGGACTTTTTTGACAACAATCGTTCCCATAAGCCTTAATTGTAGCGGCGGATTAAAAATTAGCACCCACTGAAAATCTAATTTTTTTGATTCGGGTACCTATTGATTGCCGTTAATAGGTGCTGTATATCAGGGTGTTTTAACACCGCTTCAAAGTTGATTGAGTAGGAATTTTGTCGTCGTACTTTTGTCTTTGTAATTAGACCTGTCTCAGTCAGTCCCTTGACAACTTTACTAATCATCATTTCTGTCATTCCCAAATAAACAGAGATTGACCGAATCGTCATAGTCCCATCTTCAATTAACGAACAAAGGACTTTTCCTGGAGTTGACAAAAGACTAATTGTGTTCTCATTGTGGTATCGAAACATCTTTTGTTTGTCAAGAGTTTTCAAAATGTTATGAATTACTTCGTCGCTCACGTCTGCTCCAAGAGACTCACGTAGAGCCGATGTGAGTTTCTCACTTTTATCGTCAGACATAGCGATTGTGCAGCACAGAGTAACACAAATGAACTATCATTGGCGCATCATCCACAAAAAAGGGGAATGACATGGCTGGAAGTCTAGCAAAAATTTTAACCACGTTGAAGGTTGAAAGTACCCAAAACAAATGCGCCGTATACAAGGCGGTCAAAATGATGGACAAAGAGACACAAGAAGCCTTTGTTGACGTACTTAATTCAAGTGTCAGCATCAAGGCAATAGTTGATGCACTTGTGGGAGAGAATGTACAAATCACCAGATTTCAATTAGGGGAAACAAGGCGTGAATGTATTAATGGAGCAAGAGACTGCAGCACCTTCAAAGGGGGCAAAAAGTGAATAACAAACTCAAAAATTTAGTTCAAGATAAGAAGAAAGAAAATACCATCCAGGCCATAAAGCAAATGCTTGATTCAAGTGGCTTGGACCTTTCTGAGATTGGTGGTGTAAAAAAAGTAGCGGTTACTGGCAGGTCGGTTCACGATGAGGAAAAAGGAACCGAAAAACTCACCACTACTTATCAAATTGTACTAAGTCCAAATTTTGAGGGTGGGCCAGCAGCAACACTGGACAGGGCTGAATTTAAGAAGCAAATCAAACGACAAAAGTCAACTACAAAAAAGAAGCAACTCAAGGGGTGGGAGAGTGCTGTAATTTTGCCTGATATACAAATAGGTTATTACAACAAATCAGCCGACCCCACAATCATAGACCTCGAACCAATTCATGATGAACGTGCTATCTCGGTTGCCTTACAGGTAATAAAGGATATGAACCCAGACCAAGTGGTCATGAATGGGGACAATCTAGATTTCTCCGATTTCGGCAAGTATCTCAACTTCGTTCCTTTCAGGAACATGGTTCAGCCCGCAATTGACAGGGGCGCAGAGTTATGTAGGGAGATTCGTGAAGCGGCGCCAAACGCAAAAATTACATGGATTGAAGGCAATCACGAGGCCAGACTTCACAAATACATGGCTACCTATGCGGCTCCTGCATCTGGAGTAACCAGGGGAAAGTTGTCTGGACAATCCAGAGAGGAATTCCCAGTCAACTCGGTTCCCTTTTTGTGCCGTATGGCTGATTTTGATATCACCTACTTGGTTGGGTACCCAGAGAGTCAATACTTCATCAATAGCAACCTTATGGTCGTTCACGGCCACAAGGTCAACTCGAGCGGCTCTACTGCAACCAAGTATCTCAACGACGCGCATCAATCAGTGATATACGGTCACATCCACAGAGTTGAGTACGGTTACAGAACTCGGCGAAGCCCAAATGGCCCGCGTACTGTGATGGCTGCAAGCCCTGGTTGTTTGTGCAGGACCGATGGCGTAGTGCCTTCCACCAATTCTGGCAACGACCATTTTGGCAAACCGATTGTTGTTGGCGGAGAAAACTGGCAACAGGGACTTGCCGTTGTCCAATACCAGCCTTTCGGCACGGGGGATGAATGGTTCAATTACGAACCTATGTGGATTTTTAATGGCCGTGGAATCTTCAGAGGTATCGAGTATGAGGCAACGGTTAATTCATGAGCGTTTCGGATGAGTATTTTGATGATGGCGACGAAGAAATCATTGAATCAATCAAAGAGTCCATAGAGCACCTTGTTGAAAAAGGCCTTATAACTGTTGTGGGAATTGCCGAAGACGGACAATGGATGTATCAGGCCACAGAAAAAGGACTTAAATTCACTGAGGAGAATAAGTCTTTTAAAGACATTGAAGGGTTTGAGAGTCCGAACTAATGACTACCATCATCGGAATACAGGGCGACACATTTGCCCTTATTTGCACAGATTCGCAAATTTCCGATACTGACGATTTTGGCTATGTTACCCAAGTAATTACGATGAGGGAAGGGACTGGCAAGGTCCAGGCAAACGGCCGATATCTCATTGGGGCCGCTGGAGACGTTCGCGCAATCAACATTCTGCATCATGCTTTCACGCCGCCTGCCGCGCCGCCGAATCTTAAAGGAAGGAAACTTGACCAATTCTTTACGGTCAAATTCATCCCAGCGCTAAGGGAATGCTTCGAGACACAGGGATACGCAATGCCCGACAATGACCACAAGACACATATGGCGGAGATGGGTAGTTCAATCATTGTGGCGATTAATGCGACTCTGTATGCGATTGACGGAAACTATTCCTGGTTTTCTGACGCCAATGGGACCTACGCAATCGGTACTGGTGCCCAATATGCAATGGGGTCTCTACATGCGCTCCAGGGGCGAGGGCGCCCGACTCCCCAAAAAGCACGGCAATACGCAATCAAGGCGTTATCTGCTGCTGCAAGGTTTGACCCTTATACGGGAAGCCCTTATCAGGTGCATCTACAAGAGGGTCTCAAGACAGTAAAGACAGCCAAGAAAGCGAGTAAGTCCAAACAATAATTTGGATAGATTCATATGCCAAATAAGAAACTAGAAATACAGCCAGCGCCGTATATACACGGCAATAAGTGGATGGACATGGCTGCTTGCAAGGGCAAGACTCAACTCATGTTCCCTAAGGAACATAAGGATATTACCTACATAGCGCAGGCTAGGGCAATTTGTAAGAGTTGCATCGTTCGTAGATACTGTTTCCATTATGCGCTTCAGTTCCCAGCAGCAGACATGCATGGGGTATGGGCTGGGTTCACATCAAGACAACTGGCAGCAGAGCAGAGGAAAAGGGATATTAAACCGACAAAGCCGACCCTGGCTCAGATGTGGAACGACTAGCCAATACGTAGATTGCAGGTTTCGCAGAATTCAGCGCCCTGGAATAAGACGGATACTTGATTGCAGGTTTGCTTTCCGCATGGCATCAATAGGGTTTCACCAGTCAGGTAGGCACGAACTTGGTCTTCTCGGGTTGTTTTGGCGAATTGAGAAGGGCCAGGCGCCGCAATTCCATTATCATTACGTATGAACTGCCAGACTGCATACTCAATTAACTGGGAGACAGTAATACCTTTAGCAAGGGCATGGTCGATGATGAGGTTCTTCTGTTTACCTGAGATGCGAATACCGACATTGTAGAGACGGTCTTGGTAGTCGGCACGCTTGGGCTTAGCCATGTACTTAGCCTCGTTGGATAAGGGTGATGATGTATTCGGTCAAAGTCATACCAAAGGCATTGGAGTCATCAATCAACTTCTTTTTGATTGGCGCTGGAATCTTGAGGGTTAGGGCTACTTGGTCCCCAGTCGGCTCCTTGGGTGGACGACCCACATTGCGCTTCATGAAGGCACTTTTTCTGCGGGTGATGTGGGTGTCAGCGACTGATGATGAACAATGTCAGGACACAGGCAAGAGTCGAAAACAGCAAAATGAGTGAAAGTGCTGCGCCCGTGTCAGGTTTTGTGCTTTTCTGCGATTTTGTCATTGCTTTGTCCCCATCCAGTAGATGTTCTTGAACCATTGCTTAACTTTATCCTCATATAAGGTGTCAAAGCGTTTAGCATCGAACTGATTGTTGAGTGTTCCGCCCTGTACTGCCTTGAGGGTTGCATGAAGTGCTGGGTGGATGTCATGTTCCGACTGGGTTCCGTTGGCAATGTCGGACATCATCACCTGATACTGGGCCCAAGCCTGCGGGGAAGAGGGGGGTTGGTCGATTGTCTGGAGATGGTTCATGATGCCCACACGTATCTCCCAGGGCCTAGGTGGGTAATCCCTACCCAAACATATGTTCGGTAATACATTTTGGGCCGTCTGATAGTCGAACTCCCCTACATACGGGCCCCAGGCTGACGCATACTCTTTGATGTCCTTGGGGACTAGCACACGGTCATACGTGTAGTACACCGTCTTGATGAACGAGATGAGTTCGTCATTAGTCATCGCATCGCCTTCCCACCGCCACAAGCCCTAGGTACAGCAGCGTCAGGACTATTAACCAAGCCCCGTTACTCATTCGTTGTACCCGATGAACCGCTCGATATTGGCTGCATCCCGAAAGATTAACTCGAGCGAGTTGTATACCTTGCCCTGTTTGTTCTGTCCCATGTGGAAGTGGCTATTGGAGCAACCGTCTATTGCTGCCTTGCAGTCGTCCACGCCATAGTCGTAAATGGAAACCGCTAATATGCGCCGCCGCTTGGCATCTAGCAAGGGTTTGCGTTTGGCGTCTGATTTATGCACCACAATCCAGTGATTAAAAATGTCTTCAATTTCACTGGCAGGGACAGACTCTTCTTTTTTTCTGTCAGTGATGGCCTTATTTGACTTCTCACCTTTGGTGAGTCTGTATCGTTTACTAGTCACAGTATCCATTAAGATACACCCTTTCTGTATTTGTCACAACTTGACATTCCTTTCCACCACCGTAAAGATAGAAAAGAAGTTAAATCACTTCTATAACGATTATTTGCAACAAACAATCGTTTGAAGGAATCTAACTTTGGAGGGGGTCTGGGGGAACCTTTGCTTAAGTTTCTGGTTTTAAGCAAGGCTTCGCCGCCGTCTCCGTTTTGGGACGTTTTTCTTTTCGGTGGTCTTCCTGGCCAGAAGTATGTTTGTTCCGCGCTACTTGCCCCAGGGAGGAACGTTCGCGCGCAACGACGACAACCTAACACAGGGCACTGGGCCCCTCGAGCACCTTTTGAAGTATTTTGAGAAATATTTTAGTTGCGCCGCACGGAGACATTAATTGTGTTACTCTCATAAATGCGGGGCTGGGGTGTATCCCCCCTTTCCACCACGGTTCCGCAGCGGGAGTAGCCGTCGAAGATATTTGTTTCTTCGGTGGTTGGTTCTTCAGGCGGCACTCCCGCGTTTTTTTAGAAATTTAGCGGTTTCATCTTGTACGCACGTTCAAACAACGCGGGCATGAAAGATGCCAGATATTCAGCCATCAAGGCATTTTTCCCCGCGTCATCTGCATCAGGGAAATTATCTTCTATATCTGCTGCTTTGGTGAAACATTCTTCTTCACTTACTGCGGCCAAGAACTTATGGCTGTCTGGCGTACGCCATAAGTCGGGGCCCACGCCATCAGTCAAAGCAGATACGGGAACCATCAACATCAGTATGGAGATGCCGCTTTCAGTATCCTTGGCTCCAGCCAGGTACCTGTGGTTCTCGGCGCTTTCTACGTCACCGCCCAAGTCCTTGAGCATTTCTTCGGTGAATTTATCTAAGTTTTCTTTGTCTGGTGATGGCATGGCGGAACATTATCATTCCTTTCCACCACCGTAGAGGATTTGATACCCAGATTGTAAAAAAATAAATTTAAAAAACGGGGCGAACGTCCGTTCGTCTGACTTTATGATGTGTTACTGTTCAGCCATGGACAACATCACGCGCTTCAACCTTACCCTTACAGCAGTCAACCAGTTCTCCGCTCGAGAAGGTCACTGCTTTATCCCCGCCGCACATGTCGAATACGTCGACGAGGCCCCGCTGCCTCTCGGTTCCTGGGTTGGTTACCTGCGTCAGCGCCGCCGCAAGGGAGAACTTGCCGCGGAAAGAATCGCAAAAGTTGAAACTATTCCAGGTTGGCAATGGGGCCCGCTGCGTCCTGGTCCACAAACCAACTCCGATAGGAACTCGAGAATTCTTGACCTCCATCGAAGCGGCAAGTCCCTTCGATTTATTGCAGACGAGTTTGAACTTTCCCGTCAACGTGTGCACCAAATTGTTAAAAAGAATCAAGAGTTGGTACACTAAATAAGATGTCCCATCCAGAGATGGCCGAGTACGAAGAAGAGATGCGTAAAGGTCGGCGAAAGATGTGGGAGAACTGGGTGAACTACCTGGTGTCCTCGTTGGTTTACTCGACATTCATTTGGTTCTTTCTACGTGAACTCAATAAGGTTGATGCCATCTCGTTCCAGTTCTCCTGGCCGAAGGCTGCTGCTTTAACTTTTGCATTCCAATTTGTACGTGTCTGGGACCGTGCATTCATGCGTTAGTGGAAGTCTTCCACCACCGTAACGTTTGTCAATCGACCTAGCGCGAGGCGGGTGCTTGACTCTGGGATATAGAGCCCGCACACCGCCCCGTCTGGCCCTGCACGACGGTCAACACACAACCAAGTGGGTATACGTCGTGCACGAACATGATTGGCTTCACGACGCGTGTCATGGAATTCATTTTGGAATCTCGTCAGTATCTTGGCATGTGATTTCCCATTCGTGGCGCTTCAGGTCCTGGATGCGATGTTGCATGGCGTCCATGGCCTCGTCTTCTGACTGAGCCTCAATCCAATCGGAGTAGTAAACACTGATGAGGTACCGCTTCTTGTCTGTCATTTGTGACTCACCTTCTGCTCTTTCTCAAATCCTCCGAGACGCCCAATCACTTGAGAGAAGTACTGTGGGTACTTGACTCGCACCGTTCGTCCGTTGTTGAGTGCTGACAGTTGCTTGATTGCACTGTCTACGTGGTCCACGCATAGCACGTTGCCCTTCTTGGCTGTGCGGATGCACACCATAGCAAGAGTTTCATCCCAGCCTCCGTGAGGTACGCAGACTCCACCGTCAGTAACCCAAACGACTGGAGTCTTCTTGGTCTTACGTTCGCTGATTGCCCATTCAAGTGCAGGAAGGTCAACGCCGTTACCTCGTCCAAAGTTCGGCATGTTCCGTTCTTCAACACACTTGCCGTTCTTGGCGATGATATGAATGTTTGGCTCGCCTCGTTCGCCGTTATCCATGTCTGAATAAATAGCGACCGTAGCGCCTGGTGCCACTTTAAGGATAGAGATAACCTGCTCACGTGATAGCGACATTGAACCTGAACCGTCAACCAAGACGACTCCGCCCTTCGCCCGACGTTGGTGGTCAAACACACGTCGCTGTGGGTCGGTGAATAGGCGACCGATACGGCGTGGATTGCGACCGTACTGCATTGGTACACGGCGCTTACCGAGTTTGCCTTTGGCCACTGCAGTCAATGGCACCTTGCCCCAAATGAGTTCTGCCCATTTGTCAGAAGAACCCGAGGGCTGTAGTGGGCGTGTTTTGCGAAGTGTATTTTCGTAGTCATCCTCGCCCTCGTCAGATATTGTGGCGCTTTCTTCTGACGATTCTGATTCGCCGTCTTCGTCGCCGTCTTTATCTTTTGATGAATCGCCCTTTTTCTTGCCAGAAGCCTTTTTCTCGGTAGGTGGAATCTCGCCTAAGCGGTCAACGTACTCCGCCATACGTTCTGTCCAACGGAATCCCAGCGGAGATAGACCGCTCGCATCGTCTTTCTCCGTGGAGAATATTCGCTCTCTGCTGTAACGCTTGCGACCCACCTTGCCCAAATGGGCGCCCTGGATTTCTTTCCACATATGTGCCTGAATCGTTTTTAAAGCGTCAGCCCACGTTCTGTTGTGGCGACGGACTCCAACGATAAATCGTTTACCACCTGCAGTACCTGCGGTGGCAACAGCAAATAGCACTGCCTTGCGCCATTCGTCGTGAATAGTTGCGTACTCTCCGTCGGCGTCTTCGTGGTTGTCGGTCAATTCATTAAGGTCAAAGCCAGTCAATTTGATTCCGTAGTTAACACGAATCTCCTCAACGGCCTGCAATGCTTCAAACGTTGCGACCTTTCGCTTCAACCAATCTTCAAGGTCATCCGCAGGTGTAATTTTGGCATGCATCATTTCATGCGCGCGAATGACACGTTCAAGTGGAGTGTCACCTACTGGTGCGTATATGCGACGGCCAACTAAATCGGTACGTGCAACGCCACGTTTCGGTGCGCATTCTTCTGCGGACCACTGAAGAGTCGGTCGGTCTTTCCGTGTGAGGATGTTTGGCTCAGGGTAAATCTGCTTGTTCATGCTCGCTCCACTGAATTGATTTTGATTGCATCAATGATTCCTTCTGCACGATTTGCAAAGACAATCTTTGATGCTCGCTCATCACCAAGTGATTTGCGTAGCGAGTCAAATGCCATGAATGTACGAAGAGAGATGCGTTGGTTACCTGCATCCGCCATTTGAGACGCAATCTGACGCAGGTCTCGTGAGAGACGCTTCAGTGCTGTCGGATGTGGCTGGTTGATGCGAATCCGCACTGGAAATCGGTCGGAAAGCGCTTCGGGCAATTCGTCCATATCTTCCACGTTGGTGGTCATTACGGCCGAGAACCCCAATTGAGGCCTAAATACTTCGGCCGTTTCGGGATGCTCCCATGATGCTGAGTCAGGAGTGTCAAGGAAGTTCAGGAGAGTTGCAAAAACGTCTGAGCCTGCCTTGTCAATTTCGTCAATGACTAGGCGTCCGCCTGACTGCCAAGCCTTGAGGGCAGAACCCTCATACCATTTGAACGACTTACCGTCGCTGGAGGGCATGAAGTTTCCGTCAACCTGGAGGTTGGTCATGTCTTCGGTGCAGGTGATGCGGTGTGAGCCTCGGGAGATATCTCCAAAGTTCATGCCAGCAAACGTTTTGCCTGTTCCTGGAGGGCCAAACAAAATGACACGGTCAATGCCATTGTTGAGTACGTCCTCAAGTGTTTGCCAACACTCGGGAAGATTCGGGTCGGATGTGGTGGTTGTGTGTGTAGTTGTCATGCATCTCACCTTATCGGTTATTATGCATAGCCCCAACTTTGGCTAGAGAGAATTCTTGCGGTCGTCTTTTGGATTACGGGCTTCCCACTTGCCTCTTGCATCAGGCACGGCACGGAAGAACCCTTCGGTCTTGGCCCACAGTGCGATTGTCTGAGCGCCCAATCCCGAAATGTCCACCAACTCCTGTGTGGTGTACTCCACGGCAAAGTTCTCAAGGGCGAGTTTCTCCAAACGTGCGTACTTGTCCTTGCGTTTAATGGGCTTTTCTAATGGCTCCACTGCAATGGGCGCGTCTTCCAGTAAGTTGCTAGTCGCCCACGCCCTTGCTTCTGGACGTACCATTAGGTCGGTCATTTTGCGGTATGGACTGGAATTGGGTTCCTGTGTGTACCAATACTTCAGGGCGTGCAACATCCGCTCAAAGTCGGGGACTTGCTGGTCCTCTGGAAGTTTGTAATGCTCCTTGGCAAGGTGCTCAATGTGTGTGTCGTTGAGGTCTGTAAGTTTCATGGTTGTTCCACTCTATCGGTTATTATGATAAGTTCCAACGTATGACAAACAAAGATAAACCGCACGGGGCCCTAGGGTCCAACGCACCGCTCGAGCGAGTTTCAGTAGAAGAGCCAGTTGCCGTCGCCAAAGAAGTTACAGAAACCCCTTTAGTCGAAGAACAAGAGGTCGTGTATCTAAGGGACGACTTGCGCCCTGGTTCTGCTGGCTAGTCTTTTATGCGGAAGCCCCGTCTTCGATGGCCGCTTTCATGGCGAGAACTTCAATTTTACTTTTGTCATCAACATCTGGCATCTGAAGATAAAGCCCCATCATTTTTACTAGTTCTTTTTCTAAGGAAAACTTGGATTCTCCTAAGTCATTTCCCATTTCAAACTCGCTGCCTTGTTGATGTTGATATTGACTAGCGAGGGCGCGTCTGCTTTTTGCGTATTGGGTGCGCATCTGTGTATCCGCGGGGTCGCTTTCAATCAAAATGTTTTTGCGTTCTACCCAGACTTCTCCTTCGCCATTCAGTGGCGTTACCTTAAGGTCAAGGTGCCCGTAGCGAACGCGGGATTCAAGAATTTTGACGTTAATCGTTAGATTATTCTCCTTGATTTGACCCTTTTTGTTCTTGTAGGCAGCGAGGTTAATCTTGCCATCCTTGGTGCGTGCATATGTGATGGGTGTGATGATGCCATCGGCTGCGTCGGCTGTGTTCACCAGCATTGGTGATTGTTTTGCTTTCTTCATGATTGCTCCTATGTGTTGTAATTGCTATCCACCACCGTAACGATAGATATAGGGAAATCGCAACGTCGCCCACTGTGCCGATAGCCACATAATTAATGTGTATTACGGGGCCGCATCCATGTGTTGACTCGAGAGGTCGCGAATGCGCATAATAACCGATAGGGTCCGTGCCTATGAAGAGATTTACTGCAACTAGAGAAACACTGGAATACTCGCACAAGCACGGGCATCCTGTTGACATCCACACGGAGACCACTGTCTACGAAGATTGTGACATTGTGTCACTTAGTGATGCCAGCGCCACTGACGGCATGGTGGATTTCGTGGCCATACATCCCATCAAGGATTGCCAGCATGACTTCCGCTTTTACTTTGCGCAGATTCGGAAAGTGGAACTTGTATGACCGACCGTGTTGATTCCATAAAGGACCTTATCTTCTTTAACGCATCGCCTGCAGACATCAAGCGCATGGCCCAGAAAGTCAAGGATTACAAGCGCTGGCTTGTGGGGACGGGGCTGCCCAATGATT